ATATTTAATTTTACTAGGAGTTTTTCTATGTCTGATCTATTGATCAAATCGTTATTAACGAACTTTGGAATCCATACAATTGCACACGAGACCGGTGTAACTCAGTTCAAGGTCTTGGATATTAAGACTGACAAAGGGTCAGATGAAAAAGATAAGGATTTTGCAGTTGAGTTTGTGCATTTGGCGGCAGAAGAAGGTCGTAAATTTAATGAATCACTAGAGCACGCATTGGAGAAAGTCAAAGAAAAATTAAATGTAATTTTCTCTATTGTTAGAATCCGCCAGGAAGATAAGTTAAAGAATGAGAAGATTTTAGATCTATTATCTTCTGGTTTTACTATCCATAAAATTGAAAATGAAACAATCATCCTATCTAAAAAATTATAGAATATTAGGGGCAGACTATGAGTTGGTGGACGGATACAACAGACTATGCTAAAGATTATGCGAACGACTATATTGGAGTTGCAACGGGTGGGCTGGTAAAAGATCCATTAGAGACGTCGTCATCTAAAAAAGGTGGCGGTGGTGGTGGGGGTACACCATCTGTTAACTCCAATGACTTATCGTCCCAGATATCAGCTCAGGGTGAGTTATCCAAACAGCAGAATGTAGCTAATTACAATGCTGCAATCGCTAGTCAACCAGGTATGACACCGTTTGCACAAGCTATGGGTATGGGTAATAACTTAGCTACAGCAAACCAAAATGCTTCTGCTAATACTAATGCTTTAATCGCACAGACTAATTACAATGCTGCAGCTACAAATGCTGGTATACAGGCACAATATGATATAGCGCAAAAGCAAATTGATGCACAAAACGCTGCATCTAATAAACAAATGTTTGGACAATTAGCTGGTGGCGTTGCAGGTGGTATTGGATCATATTTAGGTGCTGCCGCTCTTGGGGCAGCTGTAGTATGCACGGAAGAGTCTAAAAATGTCATTACAGATGGGTCAGCATTAATAGATGGGACTGTAGATTCACAGGATTTGTCTAAAGAAGAGGCTGCTGGACTCGGTAAAGAGATCACAACAGATATGCTGGAGGATTTGGCTAATAGATTTGGATCGTCTGCTAGCATATTTACACGTAAACCAGGCACACATGGTTATCAGGGTCCTGGATTAGAAGCTGGTCCTATCATGGAACAGTTACAGGGGAATCCTATTGCTGATTCTATGATTGAGACCAACGAGAACGGCGATAAGCAATTTAATCCAAGTAAGTTTATTACTGCTCAGAATGCAGTTATTGGGCACTTAAATAACAAGATTAATAGTTTAACTGAGTCACTTGGTAAATCTAATCCAGCTAGCATGTCAGATGCTGTAAAATCGGGTGGACAAGCCATTGAGGCCACTAAGAAAGCAGCTCTAGATAGTGCTTCTGCACAGAATGAGTTGAGCACAAACTACGCAAAACAACAGGATATCCTTGGACAACAACAGCAACAAAACGTATCTAATTACCAGAAGGAACAAGCAGCTTACGGGCAGAAGATGGATGCATTAAAGCAGCAATTCCCTACAATGTCCTATCAGACAATTGAATCTCATTTAGACTCTACTCAGAATGCTATGAAAGCTGCGTCCTTTATTTTTGGTGGTATATCACAGGGATTATTGCACACAGCAAATAATCCAGGGGTAGACACTTATTATAAATCAATGGATAATATGATTGCTAAAAATGAGCAGGATTATAAGAAATCTTTATTTGCTATTCAACAACAGCATGGGTCTACTCTTGATGGACTAAAATTAAAGTATGATGTTACAGAGGATCAAAGAAAACTCATCAATGAACAGTTTTCGGCCCTTACAAATACAATCAAGCAAAGTTCTCAGTATGCTACTGATGCAGCACAAGCCCAGACTGGTTATGCTGCTCTAATGACAACACAACAAAATTGGATTAATAGCAATCGTACATTAGACCTTGAACAACAAAAGATCAATTTACAAAAACAGGCGTTGGATACCAAGATACAAGCGCAGCCATTTCAAATTGCAGTGAATACTGGTAAAGGCGTTGAGAATTGGACTGCAAGGTCTGAAAAAGCAGCCGAGACATTGAATACTAAATTACCTGATATCGATAATAAATTATCCATATTAAATAGAACATTAGGTGAATTCAATGGTGGTAGAGTTAAAGACCCACAAGTTGTTATGGATAATTTACAGCGATATGGTCTCGGAGACAAGGAAAAAAATGACCTTCCTGGTGAGTATGATATTGGAAGCCATTGGTATAAATCAGGAACACCACGAGAGCAGATTAATAATGTTCACCAACAACTTATTAACCAAATGCAAATCTTGAAGGACGAGAAGAAACGATTGTTAGACACATTAGCTATTAAACCTAAACAGGCACTTGATTCAAGGCCTAATGGGTTGGGTAAAAAGGTTGGGAGTTTAAGTTTGAGTTTGGATGACTTAGATATGGAAGGCGTAATGGAAAATGCAAAACGTTAATCCAGTTGGTGTTTCAGATGCTTCTACAGATGAATCTTACTTGGCCCCAGGTACTGGGAAAATAGCCCCTATATCTGAAGAGGAGGTGGGAGGACATAACTACGTATCTGAATCCAATACTCCGGAAGCCCTGTATGTGGGTATGCGACATGCAATTAATTCTGCTTTGATTGGTTTACCATCATTAGCAGAAAAGGCTGTATCCACTCCAGATTTTTTAAAAGCTGAATCTGAACGTAATGAGCGTCATAAGACATCTGCCACTATTGGTGATATCGTAGGCTCATTTGGTCCGATATTGGCGCCCGAAGAAGGGATGCTAGCTGGTTTAGGTAAAGTATTAGCTGCTCCAGAGTTGGCTGCAAATTTTGTTAAAACAGGTATCACCGGTTCAGAAGTGGCTAAGTCCATCCTAAATCCAACATTTTTAAAGGCTGCAGGCAGGGCTGGTGAAGCTATGACTTACGGTGCTATCTATAGCACTGTAGATGCCATGGATGATGCTAACTTAAATGGTTATTCTTTGGATTCTGGGAAAGCTTACTTAGGTAGCTTATGGAAAACATTAGGAGCTAGTGCAATATTAGGTCCTGCATTTGGTGCGATTGGTGATAAGCTATTCCCATCAGCTGAGCAAGGTTTGGTTAATGCAGATAATTTGATACCAGCTAATAAAATGGATCCAGAAGCTAGGGCTGGATTGAATGACGTATTCGATGCAGCTGCACACCCAGACTTTAATCCAAATGCAACGCCAGAAGGATTAGCAAGGGTAAAGGGCAATAAAGAAGCTATTAATGGTATTATAGATAACTTAGAAACCCTCGCTAGTAGGAAGAATGGACACCTAGATCCAACTTTCGAACGTGATAATATGCTACTAGACCTGTTCCTAACTAACGAGGACTTCGGATCCCGGCTTGTAGATACAGGGAATAAAGGTTTTGACCTTAAGTACATTCTAAAGAACGCTGAAGAACACCGCGGTATCAAGCAGAAGTTGTCCGAAGAACTCAATATTCCAGAAGAAGAACTAAACCCAAGGGAAGAGTTATTAGATAGAATCTATAATCATGCCCATGATGTAGCTGGTAAAACAGAGGCAGAAGCTTTCCCATTAATTGAAGATACTATGAAAATATCTCAGTTAACGGACCACATCAATAACTCCGGAACAAATCTTTATAAACAACGTCAAGCATTACAATCTACTATCGATGAGCTACAAGAACATATTGAAATGAATAGTGATCCATTCTATGAGCGTGAAAAACTCATAGCTAGTGGTCAGATTGTCCCTAAATCAGTAATGGATCTATTGCCTCTAGAAACTAGACAAGGTGTACAAAGTTCTATAGATCGAAAAGTTCTTGGACCAGATCCTGCTAAGTTCAAGGAGTTTGCGGATAGTCTAAGGTCGGCATTAGCGAATGTTGATACAAAAGCTAGACCATTGAAGGAAGACTTCGGTGGTATTTATGGTCGTACTATTCAAATGACACAAGACATTAATAGAGCTTATAATGATTTAAAGAACGTGTATGGCAAGGAAAGCCTAATCCCTCAAGAGATGAAGAATCTATATGAAGTTGTACACGGTAAGGCTAAGGAATTAGCAGGTAGATCAGACATATTTGGTGATTCCGCCAAGGCTAGATCTGATTTGTTCTATGCTCGCCATAAGAAATTAACTACATTAGATGATTTTAAGAACATAATTAACCAGAATAAAAAGTCTAAGATATTTAGTTCTTTGACATATGATGATAATGGATACGTAGTTCCTACAAATAAATCTCAAAAAGGATTCTCTGGCAGGAGCTTCAGCAAGATTAAGAATATTGGCATGGGTAATGGCAATATGGAAATTCGTAAGAATGCTATGCCGTATTTAAAAGGGTACATACAAAATTTTGAAAAAGAACTAGAACTAGCACATAGGACTGCAAATGAAAACATTGATAAGATCAATCATTCGCTGTTAACAGCTAAGGGTGCTGAGAAACAAAAGCTACAGTCTATGTTAGAAAAGTCCATGAAACATGCAGAGGATACTAATGCGCTTATACATAGAACAAAAATGAATCGAGCGTCTATTGATAATAGATCTCATATGCTTGAGACTTGGAATAACAAGAGAGTCGCAGCTTGGAATGATTCCATTGAAGCTTTCTCTAAATTCAAACAAAGCAAAGAAAAAGAAGTTGATTTTAAAGTTCATGGAGCTCCTAACCTAGGCCTAGAAACTATACGTCTTTTCCGGGATGCTGCCGTAGGTTATACTGCAGGTGTTTTTAAAGCTGGTTCTTGGTTTGCCTTAGCAGGTTTGGCTTCTGCTGCCAAGAAAGCAAGGAACGTCATGGAAGAATCATACAACCCAGTTGAAGCGTTCTATAATTCAAAGACCCAGTTCTTAGATAAGCAAAGAAACATCCAGAGGGCATCTAGACAAGCTATTACAAAGAATATTAGAAATGAAAGACTTGGATTGAATAAGAAATCTATTGCTAAAGAAGTTCTTACAAATATTAAACCTACGCGTCGGATTGTTTCCGGAATCGCATCCGCAACATCGGGAGAATAAGATGGAAGACGATAATATCCAAGAGTTCCCTTATACGACATTAGCTAATCATAGTGACTATCACAGTCTCATTAATACTAAATATGAAGAAGCTAAGGAAACTATAAATAACATTTTAACGAATGGTGTCGCAGTAGGGATGGTTCATCAGCAAGCCTTACAACCTGTTGGACTTGCGAATGAACAAAAGTCACAGTACATTCAAGATGGGTTTATGCAAAATATTTCTTACCTGGCACAGAAATTTGCTCAAGCACCAACAGCTCTATATGGAAACTATGATGCTAGCGTGTATGGCAAGGCAGTATTCTTGGATAGATTCAACACATTACGGTACCCCGAGCATGTGTTCGACCATATCTCAGAGGGCAAGGCTACAAGTGATCAGATTAAACATCTAAACATGTTTTTCCCAGATGTATATGCTGACTACAAAAACAAAACACTTATGCATGTTGCTACGACTACGGAAGACTTGTCCCAGGAAGATAGATTAGCAACTTATGGATATACTGGGATTGAGACTAGCCCCATGGTATCAGCTGCCTCTGCTCAGAATGCAATCAGGATGAATATGATGCAACAACAAGAACAGGCTCAGGCTGCGAAAAGACCAACACCTAAAATGCCTAAAGAGAATTTAACAACACAGACGTTTGCTCCATTTACAAGTCCTCAAGGTAAGCAACCTTAGAACTCAAAAACTAATCCACCTTCAAATGATTGTAATTTTAAATCTGTTGAAAGCATCAGTTGGACATGATCTGAGACTGGAGCTAGTAGTACTGGTTTAAAATATTCTTCTTTGAACTCTTTTCCATGGACATCATAGGCCATACCTACTCCCCATTGGACTTTTGCATCAACAGGTACTGGATTTTCAACAACTACCTCTTTGGATGCTGTATTGGTCTTAGACTCACTGTTGTAAACCTCTTTCTTTTGCTCTACAACATGTTTCTTTCCTACGGTTGTAGTGATTGTACTGTAAACTGTTTTATTTACAACCCTGTCCTTATAAACAACCTTCTCGATGGTATCACCTTTTTCTGTAACAAATCTTGTCTTTTTAGCCCTACTTCCGAGCACAATTCCCGCTGCAAAGGCGGTTAGGACAAGAGCTATCACAATTTGTGGTCTCATTTCCATACGACATCCTTAAAGTTGTTTGACTCAGCTGTTCTACGGTTAACTAACCCCTGGTTGACATGTCCATTGACCAAGTTAAATGACATTAACCAAGTGTATAGACCGGATATACTCTTGTTGTTTAATGCTATGCGTAGCTTTAGACTCGATAGGCATCCAGGCCCAACGTTGTATGCAAGGCTGCATAGTGAGTCAATGATCTTTTGCGGAATAGGGCCAAACTCTTCAACTAGGGAATTAATTTTTGGCATGACTTGTTTATTCAAAAAATTCTTTAGTTCTTCCTCAGCATCTCGCTCAGTAATTGTATCACCACTTTCAACTGGTCTGGATTTACTAGATAAATATGTTGTACCATATCCAATAGTCCATTTCCCTGCAGGGCACAAGTAGGCATTAGATCTGAAACCCTCAAATTTTTTAATTAAACTAATATCCATGCTAAACCCTTTCATTTATATATGTTTTATTGTACTATTAAAAAGCTAATATAACAAGGAGGCTCTATGATTGGAAAGGATTTTGTACATGCAGTTTGTATACTGACAAGCGATATACCAACACCTGAATTACCAGATGGATTTCTACGGACCATGTCAGAACTTGGTAGGTATGGAATAACATCCGTAAAAGACATGTGCGATTACACAGGACTTGAACTGCAAGATTTTGCCCTAATTCTTGCGCGACACCCAAAAGCATCTGACATCTATAAGAAATCACGCGTAGAATTTAAAATGGACCTTGTTAGGAAAATGTATGAACTATCCGACTTAGAAATTACGGAGAAAACAGCGTCCATAGTACAAAAATCAATCGACTTTCTACTCCAAAACGTGGGCAGAGTCGGAATAAACGCTGAACGGTTGGACATGACGAAGAAGGTAAGCAAGGAACAAGCACGTATTAGCAAGGCTATGCTTAAACAGGGGCAAAAGAGACTTGATCTGTCTCAACAAGAGGCATTTATCAAGCTTGTTATTGATAAGGACGAAGAGACTCTGCGTAAGATTCAAAAGTATACTCCTATTCGGTAGCGCCATAGACTTGTTTAAATGGTATAGCAGAATATGCTGCACTCTTTGTAAACACCGTCATGGTAAAGTCAGTTAGGGAAAAGCTATTACCAGTTTCATAGATAGTATTTTGGAATACATCTGAAAACTGAAGTGAAAATGCCATAACAGCATTACTAGGTGGATTAATTCTGAATTGGTATAGACTAGATGCAGTGCCGCCTAATTGCGTAACGCTACCCCAAGTGTACTCACCATAGCTATTTTGGACCCCTAGTACATCATTAGGATATATATAAATAGTTTGCTGTGGGATATCTATGTAGTTGTATAACAAGTCAACTCTTAAAATATGTTGACCGGAGTATACACCCAAAAATAATATATCTTTAATAAAGTATTCACCTTGAACTCCATACGGTTTTTGCCAAGGCATCTGCACCAAGAACTTATAGTTATCACCATCACGTTTGTACACGTTTGGATTAGCTTGATACACTTCACCAGCAAGATTTAAACCTGTATATTTATCCTGGAATAATACAGTAGATGTGTAATAAAGATCTGTCTCAACAGTCCATTCATTATAGTAATAATCATATACAATAACAGGACCTTCAAGACAAGAAAACTTAACTTTATTGTCCTCATGTAGGAGTGTCGCTGATGTAATGGTGTAGTTATTATAGGCCTCTACTCTAGCTCCAATGTAAGATACGGTTAAGGACCTATCAAGTAGATAAATACCTTTATTGGATTGGAACATTAAACCAACAGGCGTTGTAACAACACTTTTAGGAGTGATACAACCAACTGGGCTATTGACTAGTGTAGGCAAAGATAGTGTTGAGTTTTGGTTTAAAGCATTAGCTGGGTTTCCGGCTACAACGTAGATAGAATCTTTTTTAAATAGGATTAACTTCTCATCCAAGTTACCCATACATACAACATCCCCACCTGTAGCGGGTGCTTTTACTGCTAAACTAGGGTTAAAGCCAAGAGCAACAGAAGGTCTTTCTGGCAAGGAATAATAAACCGTTGTTGTATCATCCCTGGAGATACTCCAGATTCTTCCATTACTCTCGACAAAACCCGCCGATGACGGGAAGGGGAAGCTGCCCAACACGCCACCAGATGTGTAAATTATTTCATTATCTTCAAGGTCATCATCGGACATTGTATCGACATAGTACCAGTTTCCTCCCACGGGTAGCGTGTCTAATGCTACGGTGTATACTAGTTGATATAAAACTCCTGCGTTTATAGTTCGATATAATTTTAATTGTGCGCCAGGCTTTTGGGTAAAAAATGGTGCTGGAGTAAAGTATATTTTCATGGATGTGCCCGTAATATCTGCGACACTTTGAGAAATCGATGGTGCCGACCATACTATTTCACCCTCTCCATTGACCCATTGATATATTGCTTGATACGCGTATGTACCACCAGCTGTCATGTCACCACTCGTATCGTCATTAATGACTTGGATTTGTGGAAAATCAAAAAAGCTTTGCTCACTAATGGTGTTATTGGATAATTCAATTAATCTTGAGTTACCAAAATAAGCTGATTTATTAAATTCTACGCTGAAAAATGTTGTAGGCGCTACAGAGGAAAACTTGATTAGCTTCACAGTAGTCGTGTAATCAAATGTATTATCCTGTTCATCATTGATAGTTTGTGCAATGAATAAAGGATAAATCACACTAACATCAGAGTTCTCTACAGCATTTACCTTCATCCGAGGAACACTAGGGATGTAGGAATATGTATATGCACTCAAACCTGAGTCGTAGTTAGAATAAAGCTCAACATCATATGAATACAATGCCTCTACTACGTTGTAATCTGAATCTACTAGATATACTGTGCAACGCCTTTGATCCACTGGAGTGCTGGCTACAATAGCTCCATCTGCCTCTTCAAAAATGTAAGAGAAAATAGCTACGGCAAAGTACGCAATGGAGTTTAAACCAACTACACCACCTGCTAAACTACAGGCACCTGGTACAGACCAGAACTTACCATCATTATACCTAGGGTCACAAGTATTTGTGTATAGTGTCCATGTGTTCGTTTTGTAATTATATTTATTAATGAATGGGCAGACTTGTGTGCCCTCAGTTAGTGTTTGCTGTGGATTATATTTTAGGAATACAAATTCATTCGTATCTTGAAGAATACCAACGTTAAATGTGGAAAAAATCTCCGCACCGGATGTATACCCTGGGGCTGTCGTGTAGCTGAAAGGAGGCCGTACGGAGAAAGATCCCGTATTTACTATATAAAAATTTAATCCAAACATAAAGAGCACATATGGCAAAGTACTCTCAGTTATGGAATAAGCACCAAGGTTAGCAAAACCTTGTACGCCAGTTAAATCAACAGGTGCACCAAGAGTTGAATTAGTAAATGTTGTTGTGCCATACAGGTTTCTAACAATCATCTTACCAACACAATTTGTGGACACACCTGTCCTGTATAGCAAAAAGATTAGGCCATTTGCAAACTTTCCTGACACTGATGGGTATGAGTATTTGTAATATGGGTCAACGGATGGGACGTATAAAAACAAATCCGTTTCAATGTTATTAGATATTTGATAGTTAAAATTACTAAAATTAACGATTGTCTCGGATAAGTTCGATCCTGATCCTACACTTGCAGTATAGATGGCAACCCCATTAGGCGTACCAACCATCTCAACAACGGAGCCAGATGACGAAGCCAAGAACTTAGTGTCTTGGTAATCTAGTACATTATCATCTACATTGAAAATGCTTAATACATAATAGTTACTGACAGGATCAAATCTAATATAACTAAAGTAGCTCCCGTATACAGCAGATATAATTGGGATAGTATTGATCTCATCAATATTTGATTCAGCTGTGTAAGAAGATGATACCAATGTTCTGGACACCCCAACTGACGAAAATGTATTATAGTTAGATCTGTACCTATAGATATTGCTATCCTGAACTTTGTATAAGCTCTTAGAGTACGTAAAGATATTCTGATCCGTTGTTGGGGCATTGATGGATGAGTCACCTAGTCTGTCAGAACCAGTTACCTTACGTAGGCTCTCGTTATGAACCTCTCCATTTAGGACAAGTAGTGAATTCTTAGATACTAATATTGGGTTTGTCTTTGTATCAATACCCGTGTTATACACGAAGTTTGCGTTGAATATGTTACCAGAGTAGTTCTGCGTTACTAAATTATTCATCAACTGTCGCTCCCTGATAGCCAAACAACCCAAAGTGTTACTAGTAATTGTACATTACTAGGACTTAAAAAATCACCATTCTGGTTACACGCAACTATACCCGCATAAAAAATCGGAAATGACTGACATGGGCCAGTTAAATCTTGAACAACTGTAGAATAACTAGAAGAAACAGTATAGTTCCTAATTTGGTCATTAGGGTTAGTCGTTGGTGTGTAAATGACTTGATAGTCAGATGCGTATACAAACGGATAATATGTTGAGCCACCTGATCCATTCTGTCCGCTTAATCTTACTGAAAAACTTATTGTACCTGGCGGATTGTAGAAAAGTGGTGAGTTGAATCCTCCTACAGTCCCACGTTTTGTATTTGATGTACCTGATACAATAAATTGCAACCTAATAGGCTGTTGTGTATTATTTACATATGAATTTTTTACATTTGTAAAACTTCTAATAACATTATATGGCGAAAGGGCTTCCCTTTCTACCTTTATAGCTCCTGAAACACCTTTTGAATTACTAAGATTACCTATAGGGAGTGGATTCCTGTTTGTATCTAATAAGGAAGACTGACCTGTCCCATAAGCATATAGACCGTAAAATTTACTATTGTGCGTGGTATTGGATAATACTGTATATGGCGTTCTTGTCTGATCTATATTAGACGCGTCATGGCCGCAAGCCCTAGCCTGCCCATTCTCATCAATTAATAATGTTGTAAACCCGCCTTGTATATCAAATGAATCAGAAAATGTTGGGTCATAATACATATGCTCCTGTCCATCAATAGTAATAGGACCGGTTATATAAAAATTATTTGTAGTACTATCTTCAGTCACAGTAAGTGTATTACAAACGACTTCTGTATCACCTGTGGAGTTAAAGGTATAAGTAGAAGAGCTGGAGGAATACACACACCCAGCATTGTAATAGGATAGGTTACCGTAGAAACCATTATAGGAACCCACTAAACTGATCTGTCCATTTTGTGTTAAGCGAATATCTGCGCCATTATAGTCCTGATAATATAGGTCATTATTAGATGTGCTTACATATAATGATCCATTTACTGGGGTTGATTCCGTTATAGATAATAGACCAATATCTGAAACTGGAGCCCCATCTAAAGGTATTCCAAACCAATCAATTGACGACTGAGATAGGGCATTTCCAGTTGTAGCATGATTATGGCCATCTATTTTTTCCCAGTTAGAGTTGTAATCAGCAACGTATGTTATAGATGTCCCGACAGTAGGTATAATCAAATCTATAAATGGTGTATGTGTCGTCATGGTATAACAGCTCCTGATACAACGTATGATTTTTCAATCAATACAATAACATTATCCTCTTGATTAGAGCTGTTAAATAATCCATTACCTGACAAAGTTACGTTACTTATCGTCCTGTTGCAAGATAATCCTGTACTATCCGAAACTTGCACTGAATTTAAAACATTTGAAATTGGTGTCGAGTAAGCAAAATCAACAGTGTATATGGGGACCCCAATTGGACCACATGGGTGTGAAATAAAAGCATCCCTTACACAAGCTGATGTATATTTTTGAGGTGATATACTTCCACCTATTTGTTCATTCGCTAGAGATGTTGCACTAAATGTTAATGGAGCACTACGTGTTTGATTATTTACAAATCCTAACCCTTTGTAAAAGGATGAATAGACATCTACATCGGGATCTGAACCATTTGGTTCTAAGATATATGTATAGAATAAATTATAGTCAAAGTATAACACCATATTATCAGACACTAAACTTGCTACATTTATATTATCATATTGTAAAAAGTAGTCTTGATAAGGAAATGAAGAGTCTGTTACTCGTAGGCATAAGACATCTACATTTGTCCATTTAAAGCTAGTTGAACTTAATTTTTGAATCTGTGCAGCATAAGGATTTGATCCAGTTGGGATATTGAAATCTATATTTGAAATATCAGTCTGGATACTTGCGCTGCTTGTAAAAGTTAAAAAATTACTTCCAGTATTGTATGTAGAAGGTGATATTGTATTAGAATAAACAGATGCTAATGTAGTACCATCAGTCGTAAAAGTATATGTCTGATTCCCTGATGTATATATAACTTCTGCCCCAGATACAACATAATCACCACCAAACCCTGTGTTACCAGTTCCTGATGGGTAGTAGATACTGTCACCTGATGTTAACTGCACGACCCTACGAGAATTATCGACAAAGTATAAATCCCCACCAGAAACGGCAAATGAGTCAGCGATTGAAGATGAGAACCCACGTACAGTTGTATTAACAAATTGAGTAAATCCAGCATTCGTTATATTTCCATTTACTTTAGCATCTGACAAAAAGTTAATGTAAGAAGATGATACTTGTACACCTTTTCCAGGAGAATGGTCATGTGAATCAACTAATATAAGATTGCTATTAATTTTAGCCGCCCAATCATACTCATTAGTAGATTGATCAACTATATTTAAACTCATGTTAGGTGTCGTAGTCATAGATACTTAGCCCTCATCGACCAGCATGAAATTTGGATACCATAATCAGTGTAGATTACATTTCCTGCACTGTTACAATAATTACCAGTAACACTAACAGTCATTAGCTTATGGTCACCATAATTTGTCTCTATAACTTGTACACTAGGGAAACCAACTATATCCGGATGTGCATTCAAATTCATATTAAGAAAAAAACCACGCTTTAATGCAAATTTACCTGTACCGTTTGCATTAGGTGTATCCTCATAAATCGTAAATTCTTTTTGAAATGCAGGAGTTATAAGTGACCCATTTGCACCACTCAATGTAGTTATAACCCATCCATCCCCTGGGTTTCCATCACGATCACACACTGTTTCTACAAAATCCACTTCGACATACGTAGATAATTTACCAGAATTCTTATTCTGATCTGAAATCCAGTTATACCCTAAATCAATCCCTCCAGAAAAACCTTTTTTTGAACTATTCAAATACGTTATATACGGAAATGTAACTGAATTAGTAGGGCTATATGGTGTCGAGAATAAAGAAGAACAAGATTTTGAATCACGATAAGGGAAAAAAGGATATGAATCTGTATTTATAGTCGTAGGATCAGATACAGCCTTTATAAGGCCTCCAGTAAGTCTATCTGCCATACTATTAGCAGCACTTGTAAATACACCATCTGCTGTACCGTTTAAAAAACCAGTGAATGCCCCTGGTGATACGTTAATAGATTGCGTTGACTTACAACTAATCTCTGCAAAGTCTGCGCTGTTTAGTCCATAAAAATTAAAAGCAGGAATATCACCAAAAAAAGCAGCAGTCGATCCATCGTCTCCGTAATCGCCATAGAAACCTGCATCCCCTACTGTAGGCAATCCACCATCTTCTGTGATACGGATGATGTTACTAGCCGCGTTCTTGAAGTATAAATCCACACCAGATACAAAAATACTGTTATTACCCACGCTTGATGGATCAGTAACAGGATTATAATTAACGTAACCAACACTTGTCAAATTGAACGAATTTGTATTTAAGTAATCAAATTTAATAGCGGATACTGGAATTTGGTTACCATTACCTATGGAATGATCATGAACATCAATATCAATAAAGTCTTCATTGACGTATAATGCCCAATCTTGACCATATGTACCAATAGTTCTGGCTGATCCATTGTCAGGTATTGTTAAAGACATGTAAGGTGTAGTAGTTGTCATAGCCACATCACAAAAAGTTGATTTGAAGCAATACCATCTGACGAATCAAATGTTAAACCTGCAGAAGATGCTAGATTTATCTTATCACCTTTTTTACCATTATAGAATACGTTAAAGCCTGTACTGTCAGTCTCATTTATGACCATGTTTTTATAAAAAATTCTACCATAGTTTTGCCCGTTTACCTGTACAAATATCTTTGCATTTTGAGAAGCACCTAGTGTGTTCTTAAAGTTTAATATCCCATGTATGTATAAAGGCCCTGTTGATACTAATTGTATAACCCCTTTACCTTTAAAAGATTTGTAAGTGTCTGATATGGATGCATCAAACTCAATAACACCGCCCCCAGGGTTCTGTGTCTTTGTAAAGTATAAGCAACACGTGCTTTTAGATAGGCTCTTAATCCTTAATGAGACCTGGTCTAAAGCTGTTTTACTATTCGTTTGTATTTGTGTCGTAATATAGTCTTGGCTGTTAATCGAATTCTGCAAAACACTTTTATCCGCAGAATAACCTTGGCCAGACGACGGATAATTAATGTTTGCCATATTTATGTCCAAATGTTCATGTTTTTAAAGGATACATCTTCAATTCTTTGAGCCTCATCTCCGTTATGTGTGTTGGCAATTTGCTTCATGTAGTCTACGAATTCTGAAATTTTAGCATCCAGAGACACATTAGGAGTCCCTCTTGCATCTAAAACAGTTTTTGCGGCTACTGATGAGATGTAAACATCTAAACCAGCAATACCATTTAACGTGTCTGAGTCGTTTACAAGCTTAGGAGGCACCGGAATATAGTATATCACATACATCAAAGACGAGCATGGTACAGGCGTAAATACTAAAGATACACCATCCCAGACCCTGTATGATACGTTAGGACGACCATAATTGCCAGACCAAACAACTGTATTCCTATACTTATCTCGCTCTGTAAAAGTATAAGGTCTTAATGACCAAGCCTGTGCAGAGTTGGGAGTAGGGTCATTATCCATATGACAAGATACACCACGAACCTGTAGACAATCAGTAGGCAACGGGTACTGTGATTCTCCGTTGCTTGTGATTATGTACGATGATGTCAGGTTATAATCTGGCTGGCATCTGTTTATCAGATTCCAATACTGTTGCACAGCATCATTAATGTGCAAGTTCCACTCGTCGACAGAAATAGTTTTGATATTAGAATAAATAATAGCTCTAGTTCTAATATCGCCAAGTGTCACTTCATCCATTAACCACCCCTACAGAATTACAGTTTCAGAGTTTGATAGAGCAAACGATGCATAAATACCCTTGTAAGTTCCTGCAGTCGTAAGACCATGGTTAGATCTAACTGCTACAGTGTAATTTATACCTGCATTTAACCCTGATACACCGTTGAAATATACGTCACTAGATACGGGTGAGTTTTTAGCAACCGCAATAGTACCGAATACAACATAGGAATACACCGTTGAGTAAGGCATAAATAACTGGTATGTATCTTGACCAATGTTAGTTACAGTAGATCCTTCAGGAGCATTAACCAATGTAGGATTTTCCATGTCCGTAGTGTCAATATACACATTTACAAGTGTAATATCACGACCAGTTGTGATTGGACCGCCACTATTTCCTAAGATAGTATTGCCAAAGTTGGTAACACCATTAGTAAAATAAGGTACGATCTGGATCACATCACCAGATGAAATATTAGCTGCATTACCTGCAGTATCCCTAGTATAAATATAGATACAATTATCTGTATCATTAACATTTACGGAGATACTACGGTATAAGTTAGATGCTAAACCAGTAGCGCCTAAGTTTGCATACTCAATAGATACTTCCAAACCCACAATCTTGCTGTAGTCAGTTACAACAGTGCCTTGTGTAATGGACGTTGGATTTAGTGGATTGCCGATAAAGTTTTTAAACTTAGCACGGTAAACTCCTGTTGCAGGATGGTCAATAACCATATACCGCAACGAACCCTTAACACCACCATTTGGATTATACCCAGCGCAAATATACTGCAGTCCTGGAGTTGTATGAGCTAACCTAGTTGTTGCCAATGTAGTAATATTAGCCATTATATCCCCCTGACGTAGTTGACTGCGGAGCTTGTAATAAGCCTTAGAGCAGTGTAAGCACTGATATTTCTGAATAGTGTAAACCCTTGAGCAACGTTACTGTAACTTTCAAACGTGACAGTACCAGCTTCTGTGTCTACTGAGGACACAACAGCGGGACTATTATGATCTGCATTCCCAATCCAAGTTGTCCCAAATGGCGCGGGGATGTAGCTAGACCCAACCACAAAGTTAGCGGCATCAGACACGTTAGTCAAAGCTAATGTGTATGGAGGTAGAGCAAAAAGGTTTTTGAAAAACAAAGACTGGTTGTAATATGTATCTAAGTACACGGAGTGTGTACCTGCATCTACACCAAGTACTTTGCATGGCTTACTGTAGTCACTACATACTTGTGTTGACGAGATATATACATCCTGACCAATTGTTAGATTAGTCACATCTACAAGTGATGACAATACAAGGGTTGGATATCCAACAAATCCTGCTTTGCCCGCTACTACTTCAGGCCCCAAATCCTCAATAAATAATACTGTTCCAGCAGTACCATCTACTGTGTCCACGGTGTAGAATGTAGTATATGGTCCATATGTTCCGGGAGCTGCAAATGCAACCTTGTCCCCATCATTATATGCTGATGTTTGAGCAGCAGTTTGTAGCCTTACCGTTTTTGCATCAGGAAGACTTACAACAATCCCACCATTACCTGGTAAAGAACCAGACAAAATAGATCCGAATGAAGAGTTACCAACTGTACCATGCACAGCTAATGCTGGACCAGAAAATTGCACGTAAAAGTACAATAAACCATCTGTATCGATGTGAGGAGTGGAAACAGTAGTGAATACTTCGCCGGCTAAATCAACACCACTAGCACCTTGCTGATTAGATGTATGGATCGCAAATGTAGATGTTACACCAGATCCAACTGCAGACGATGACATGGATGTATTCGTTAATGCATCGCTATCAATAGGGACTGATACCTTCATTTTTACTTTAAATACACCACCACCAGTAGAGGTTGGGGTTACAGTAAAAACATTTGAGTCGCTCGAATATGGGACTCCATGGTTATAGATACCAACGTGGCTGGACACACGTCCAGCCTCATCGGTTACCAGGAGGTTCTTAATCGGTGATTTAAACCGTATAGGGCTCATAATTAGGTCCTCCTTTATCCGCTAATTAAACGGATGTTGTAAGACCATAACAAATCGCATTCCATGCTACAGCCGAACAAGTTTGTTGGCCATAAGTACGGATACGTAACTGTACAGCATCTTGGGATTCCAAACGTAACAAATCCAAGCCATCCGATGTCATCATCACAGCATGTTTTGTATTCTCAAAGTGCCATTTATCAAAGTCGGCGATCATGATTTTATCAGAATCTACCCACATATCTTGGTAAATTTCCATGTCAAATCCAGATCCTTCGTATTTAACACCTTTGAAAGACACGTCTAATCCTTCGATTTTCGTATCTAATTGTGTATACACACGGCTGCCTTCCAATTGTTGCAATAATACAGCGTATTGGATTGGATGCATAAAGATTTTAAACGCAGACGATACATCAGCACCGTTGGCTACCAAGTTTTGTACACCTTGGATCATTGCTTGTTTAACTGTTAAACCGGATGCATTGACACGGATACCAGCTAATAATGTCTCATCTTGTGTACGGTCCACACCAAATAATGTAGTCCAAGGAGCGGTAAATACAGGTGGAATCCAGCCTTGGAATCCAACGATTTTGTTACCTAAGCTAGTTGCATAGTCACCATTATTGAATAAGTACCAACCAGCAACTGTACCAGTAGGTAAAGTATCAAAAGTAACGGTCCCTAATTGAGCGTTTACGCCAACAACTGTTTGTACGTTGGTTGGAGCCGAGGAAAACAATGTACCACTAGTAATGATTTGCTGATTCAAACTAAAACGACGAGCATGAGTAGGGTCAACCAAGTATACAGTGTTGCTGCTAACCGATTGTACAGTAGCTAATGCACCCGAACCATCACCTAATAGGTAAATAGCAATCTTTTTGCCATGCTCACGTAAGGAGCTATCAATGGATAATTGCAATGGGTTTGCAAAAGCAAATTCACTATCGCGACCAGCAGCAATTAATTGCTCGTCGATGTTACATAACGAGTACATAGTTGGGTAGCTAGGCACCAAAAACTCAGCTAAGGATAATGGCGAACCAGCACTGTTGCTTGCAACTGTATAGTTCGACGATGTGCTTTGGTTGTTTCCGAACTGTTGCGGTACAGGGGTATTTTTACCACCGGCACGAGTCATCTTATTTAGCATGGCATAATATGGACCAGCTTTATAAGTCAAGTTATAAGGGGAGTACGAGTTGTAATACTGTTTTAAATACGCGACGTAGTCGGCAATATTGATCGATGACATATAATAATATCTCCAGATGTGAAAAAAAGATTTTGTCCACCCTGGCTTTGGGCATGTATAAATAATAGCTTTGGGTATATTAATACTTTTTATAGTCAAAAACAAGGCGTCATTTTTTGGAGATGAAAGCCTTGTATGCTTCTTGGGCTTTACGATGTGCTTCTTCGCGAGTCATAGGTGTTCCACGTGGATGAGGATTATTAACAGTACGGTCCACAACACTAAATGGATCTTTAGTAACGGTCACTTCAGGCTTGGGTTCAGGCTGCGATACTTCTTTAGCGGCCTTAGCAGCTGATTCTGCAGCTTCCTTGGCACTAACACCTGAATACAAGCGCTCATATAGCTTGGTTCCTTTTAACTTTTCAGCCTTCTGGACCTCAAATTCTTCAATACGCTCTTCTACCAACTCACATGCTTCCTTAAAAGTTAGCCCTTTTTTGTTGATAGCGTAGTAACGTTTCATTTCTTCAATGACATTTAGTGCGTTATTAGTAGCATTAATCAATGGATACTTGCTTTTATTGTCAATCAAGAATTCCTTAAGATCCAATAGAGCTTCTTTTTCCTTTAATTTTGCTTCCATACTGTTATCAGGTACAGATTTAGTCTTTTCAGACTGCAATGTACGGATTAATTCTTCTTTTTCAGCCAACTCAGCCTTCAATTTCGCTTCTCTGTCAAATTTCTCGCGACCTTTTTCTAAAAAGTCCTTTAATTGCAACTCGGAAGCCTTGTCATCACTGTCCGGTAAGGGCTGAGATGGTGGCTGCGTTGGGCTCTGGGGCGATTCCGTATCCACTGTTGGTTCCGTAGCTGGGGTTTGATCCATTTTGTGCTCCAATCTGTTGTGTTTGTTGGGCCATAGCAGCTTGCATCAAAAATTGCTGCTGAGCCATTTGTTCTATCTTAACATTATCAATTTGTTGGATGTAATTCAACATGTTTAATAGCTCTTTGGCTCCCAATCCTTTAGATTTGTAGTCAAAATATGCTTGTTTTGCTAGTGTAGATGCCATTTCTAGATCCTGATTAATCTCTGGAATTACAATCGCACCATCAGCAATGTCAGATAGCTGTTTCAGGACATAGTTACGCTGTGATGTCACTAATGAGCTATAAGCATCTGTATCAGGTAGATCCATTAATCCCCAAGCAGCTGACTGATCCATCATCCCTAATGCCATCATCTGTTGGACATATGCAAGTTTACCAGCAGGCTCATCAGGCAAGTCAGATACAGGCCATGCTGCCATACGCAATTGATCAGCATCCATATCAACATCAGACCAATCGATCTGCTTCTTCATATTCCTGCCGATATAGTAGGAGTTAATAGCAGCTTTATCAGGTATCATTTTAGTAATACGTATAGTAATATCATATAATTGCAAATAAAATTCTTCGAATTGTCTAGCAGTGTTTTGAAACCTATCAGATTCGATGTCATAATAGTTTTCTAATGCCTTACCGCTATCCAGTCCAGCTGGCTTTTTACTTACAGCAGACAACTGACTAACACCCGAAATGGCGTAAATCCGTTCTGCATACCATTCTAGCTGCTCGTAATAGTCCTTAGGCACAGCACCAAGTTGGAATGGTTGAGGAGGCATCTCTCCAGACCAATTCATTCTTCCAATTTCATTGTTAACTTCTGATTGGAGCAGGTTTGCAGATGTATTAACAAGTATCTTAGGAACACATACCAAGTGTGTAGCCTTAGCAACACTACGCAATATCTTATCAGCTTCCCATTGTAGAGTACGGACTTCTTCGACAAGACCTTTTCCAAACATGTTACGGTCAGATGGCTTGTACCTAAACCATGCAACTGGAGGTATGATCTCTCCATATTCATTTTTTAATTCCCATGGTTCTTCCAACAATAATGACCCATCGACACATAACGCACGCTTTTTCGAAAACATGGAATAAGATTCAATAACTGGCACAACATCTTCGTCAATGCGGCTCATACGGTCCCAAACAAATAGATCATATGAGTTAGCTGCTTTAAATATATCAACAGCTTTATCCGGATATTCCTGTGCTAATTGGTATCTGTTACGATAAAAAATAAAGTGGTATGACTCTGGCTTATCCGCGATAGCACTATCTACAGACATACGCATTTGCTGTGGTCTGACTAACTCATATGTTACTCGACCCTCTTTGATACGCATGATGATGCCACTAGTACCATTGATACACCCTTCCAAAAATGCTCTCTCGGCAATCTTATCAACCTTTTCGTAATGAAATCTTCCCTCGATAAATCTACCCAAGTTCTTGGCTTTTTGTTGCTGCTTGTAATCGCCATCCACAGTTAATAACTGGATAGTTGGTGTCTGCTTACAGATCTTAGACACAAGTGTGTCGACAGCAGAGCATGTGTAGTTAGCATTAAGACGTAGTGCATCCCCCATACCGGAATGTGCTAAAAACCCATTAGACCATGATGGCTGTGATGAATTATATACGGATAGATTTAACAACATGTTGCGGTAGAAAAAGCTATAGTTACTTTGGATAGTCATAGCCTCAGCAAATACACTGCTAGCCATCTCCTTACCCGAATTCTCCCACCACTTCTTATTTCCATAAGATGCTGTCTTCTCAACACTTACAGTTTTTTGTTCTCTCATGGCTTAAAGTCCTCGCCCATAATTTCCATGACATAAGATGGCAATCCACTATCCACTTGTTTCTTTACTGGTGCAATATGCTCAATGCTATTAACAGTTGGTTTCTTCAATTCATCTTCAAAAAACTCAACGGATAAATTGTCAAATGAAAATGATTTAACACGCAAATGCTTTAATCTCTTTAATAGTCTAATAACTTCTTTCTTGTCCATCATACAGGCGTCCTCAGTAATATAATTTTAGTTAACAAACTTCTTGGTAACAAACCAACAAATGATACGGTCAAAAGATCTCCTTCATCGTGGCCCAAATAATTTAACAGACCCTTGAATAGTCCATTATTCTGTAACGATTTCTTTGTGTACGCGAAATACACAATAGGTTTGTCGTTATGCTTGCGGTAAAATACAAATGATAAAACAATATCAGGGTTGGCTTTATCCACGTAAGCGACACAGCTACAGTTGTTATAGATGTATGTCTTACGATCGTTTAAAAACGTGTGCACCCATTCTTCAGGGTACGAATCAAATGCCTTGTTATACTTACAGCACTTGTAAAAGTTATTGTAGAAATAGTTCTGAGCTACGAATTGTCCTTGTCCATAATTGACAATATCGATCAACTCAGTCGTATGCGGGATCTCTAGGCGGTTGGTGGTCTTGATCATATAACCATTGCTCACTATACTTAGATATTTTAGGTGCAGGTTCTTTGGATAGGAAGTGATGTGCCTTACGAAATGCGTATAAAAATGCATCACATAAGTGGTTATCTAATCCGTCTCGTTCAACGTATACACCCTTGTTGTATTTGTCTTCATTCCACACTAATTGTACCATTTCTTTTGCTAAATTACTACTATCAGGTATATGTACTCGCCCAAGTCTAAACTCATCATTTACTAGTGCAATAAACTCAGCTTTACGTGTCTTTTCAGCCGCGTCCAAAAAGAAACTATTACGTGTGTTTAATTCGGATTGGATCATCTTACCTAATGCACCTGCATCCATTACGCTGTAATATGGGCTGTATTTTTTATGTAATGATGTAATCCGGTTACAGACCTCTGTAATATTTACGTGATTAAATTTAGTTTCTTCGATTAGGTAACATTCTTTTTTCGTTAAATCAAATCCTAAAACAACGATGGCACTTGAATCTTCAAATCCTAAATCCACACCAAGTACATATCGCCAAGTAGCATTTCTGTTGGTTGGTACAGGTTTGCTATTGCGCTCTGCATTGTAGTCATATACATTCATATTGTCGGATCGTACAAGATTACCAAACCACTCACGTTGGATAATAGGATGATCAACTGGTAAATTATAATCAATTAATGCTTGTTTTAATATGTCATCTGCACATGTTAATGATGGAGTATTGCGTAATGCCTCATCTACAAAGTACTTATTATCCCTCCAAGTCCATTTAAATACTTTTACACGTGCCTCTTTTACCAAATCCATGAAATATCCGCTAATGGATTGGTTAGGTGTCCCCGTTAATACGATCTGCCCACCACATCCACGTACAGTAGGGTCAAGTACCTGTTGGATAAAGTCATAAAGATATGATCCAAACATCTGTGCTTCATCAATTACAGCTAATTTAAACTTACGTCCACGTAGCTTTTCTTTGGCATTTTCGTCATTTGCAGACTCAAAGTGGATGCTTGATCCAAGTGTTGGGAACCGCATGATTAAATCCATGTTGTTATCATTGTGACTGATACCAACGATGTTAGCCATATGCTTTAACACATCCCATAATATATCTTTACCTGCGTCACGTGTCTTGGTAATATATACATTGGCATATCCTGGATACATTATGCATGTGTATATTAGCTTTAATGCTACACCATATGATTTACCTGCACGCCTAGAGCAACATGCAACGCACCTCTGAGATGTATCAAGTATAAATGATATTTGCTCTGGAAATGACAATGCATCCAGATCAATAGTGTAATTTATTGATGATGTTTCTGTTTCATCATCTATATATCTAGTGATGCTGTTTATTAAATCCAGACCCATACTCAATCCCTTTTAAAATGTCCGTAAGGTCTGATAGGTCATCATGTATCCTAGACAAATCCTCGTGATTGTTAGATAATCCTTCTTCAATTTTTGAAAAATGACCAGTAGCAATCATCGCCAGGAAATACATGATTCCCATTAATGCACATACCATAATGATGTAATACACCAGATAGGGATTAGTACCCTTAACGGCGTCACCAGTGGCATCTATGACCTGTGCAACGTTATTAGTATAATCCTTATCTGACATGTATCACCCCCAAGATTGGCCAAATACAATGGCATTGATAGATCCAGTACCAGCCGCAAATGTATCAGCTACATAACGCAACCTGCAAAGCATAAATCCAGACTCAATACGGCCTGCCCATGTAGTTGTACCAGGAACATCAGCCAGGTTAATTACAATTGTCTGTACTGCGGACTCTGGCGTTAGGATATTACTATATGTCTGTAGACCATCACCTGATCCACCTGTAGACCTAACGGTAGCATTGGTCAAGTCGATGTATAATTGTCCCTTGAGATCAGCGCCCGACCAGCTAATGGATGCTGTAATTGTCTGCAATACAGTTGTAACAGCCCAATTAGATGTCCAATCACTGCTGCTATCCTGATCGATTACCGATATAATTGTATTACCTAATATTGCCATGATTATCCCCTATAATACTTGATACGTTGCGTTGGCCGTAAATATACATGATCCTGATCCATCGACTGTCAGTGCTGCAACTATGATGCTATTAGACTCAAGTCCAATTACGCAACCAGATCCAATTGATGCCGATGATGATCCCGATATCATAGCACATGTACCAGCGCAATAATATCCTGATCCATCTAATGCATTGGCAAATGGCATAGTAATATTATAGGTCTGTGCCTCTGGTGATGATAATGTATCCTGTGTAATGTCCATACGGATAGCTACTGATACATTGTTACCAACACGTTGCCATGCGGCATATGTCACGTCCAATGCCATTACTGGTGTGCCCAGTACTTGCGTTACAGTTGGCGTCCATTGTCCTTGGTCATATGCAACAACCATTGGTAATGTGCCATCGCCTGTCCCACCTACGTTTGTTGTTAGGCCTAGTCCCGTGGATACCAATGTTGGACCGTTAAATGTCGACTCACCATCAGTTACTAATGCACTGTACTGGTCAATTGTTAGTCGTGCGGATCCCTGGGCACCACCACATATCCAGGCATTACCACTAGCAATTATGTCACCAAAAAAGAATGATGTGCCATATACAACTAGATTGCTATACGCAATTGTTACGCCATTAATTGTCAATCCATTGCCACATGTTACATTGCCAGCATTGTCGGACGATAGGTAGACGCTGAGAGTGGTGGACAGAGACATGCTAAATGTACCATCACCATACAGGATAATCCCATAATTACCCAATCCTCTGTTAGCAGTTAGTAGTAATGCATCCTGCGTAGGATCATCCATATTAGGGCCATAATCGATCGACATACATCGACTGTTATCAATACCCTGTGTCATACACATCACATCACCATCACCCATGGCAGCCCAATAGTATCCTGTTACATCGATACTACCAACGCCACCAGCTGATTGGTTGTTGTATATGTATGATGGATAGCCATCATATGATCCAACTGTTGTTGATACGTAATTAGTATTAATCTCGGTCTGTGACAAAAATCCATCTGTGACATATATAGGTGCGTCTTGCATTGTCAACGTATCATCTATTTGTACGGCACCACCAAACTCCACGTAATTTGCGAAATACTGTGTCCCAGTATATGTTACAGTGCTGTCAAACTGCACCGTGCTTGCAAACTCTGTCGCACCTGTTACTAATCCACCATCCCATGATCCACCTGTTGGTGGCCAGTACGATACAGTCATTTTAGTCCCCTAATATTACTAATTTTACTAATTTTGATCCCACAACAACATAGTAGCACATATTGGTCCTCCCCACATCATTTTTGTGTAATTTGATCATTTTTGCATTATTTGATCATTTTTACATTAACTTGCAATGTCTGTTTTTTCCCATGTTTTTATGCTTTTTTATTTAACGCGCGCCTTATCTTACTTATTCTTATACTTCTTTTTTTTTGAAAGGGATAATATATACAT